TGATGTAGGTGCTTAGCATTGCCGCCGTGTCGGCAAAATTTACATAAGTGCTAAGCATTGCCGCCGTATCGCTAATATTCAACTTTGCAGCTAATTCAAAATCGCGGGCAAATACGGATGTATCGGATATGTTTAGCTTTAGATTTATCCTGTTGGATAGCGATGTAGTATCTTGTTTTTTTAGATACGTGCTAAGCATTGCTGTGGTATCGGATATGTTTAGCTTTAAGTTTATCCTGTTGGATAGTGAGGCTGTATCCGCTGCATTTAGCTTTGAAGCCAAAGCGTTATTAGCCCAGGCCTTCGATGCAAGCACCGACGTATCCGCGCTCACCGTGCCCGTCGTGGTAATAGGGGAGGGGCTGACCGTTATCCCATTGCCCGCGCTGATGCTTGTTACCGTGCCGGAGCCACCCCCACCGCCACCGCCACCCGCGCCGATGCTGTCTTTGACGGCCTGCGCCAAATCGTCCCACGTCACCGCGCCCGCGTCTATGCTCCAGGTCTCGCCGAAGCTGCCAGAGACGCTAATATCGCCTTTGTCGCCGACCAATTTTACGCGGGTATATTTTGCGATGCTGTCCAAACGGCTTTTCTTCCAAGACCCACCCTGTATGTAGTACAGTTTTACCGTGTCGGCTGCCGTGCCCGCGCTGATCTCCGAATCGCTAAGGACGTTGACCGTGTCCTTTGCGGTCTGTGCCCCGGCCAGGGCGGGGAGGATGAGGAATAAAAATAATATGCGTTTCATAGTGTGCGTTTTTTTAATTTAATTACCTGATGCAGTGCCGACCCAGTACCAAACATTATTAACCCTGGGAAACGTTATACATATTAGCCGAAAATTTGGCACGTCCTGAATATCAATTCCATTTTTCACAACCCATTTACTCACTGCCGTATCGTAATATCTAAAATAATTACCTGTTGCAGTTTTTAACGTAATTGTGCCAGCGTAACTATCGTTATAGTTTTCGGTGATAAAATTTATTTCAAATCCATTGTAAGTAAAAGAAGGGTCTGGTAATACAATTTCTTTATTTGCCGTTGTAAGGCTATCTATATATGTATATACGTTCAATTTTCTAAAAGCCCCAAACGTGCCATCAATCCAATTTGCAACGGAATTTGATGCGCTATCGTTTAAAATATAATAATTTATGCCGTATTGAGATGGCCCTACCGCGTAATTTGCAATTTTTAAAGTTGTTACTGCTCCATCCGCAATATTAGCCGATCCAACCCCCTTGACCGCCAACAACTCCCCAGAGCTATTTTTCCCGTACAAGCTATCCACCGTGCCGGACGCACTGCGTCTAATTTTAACTACCCCACTACTGGCAATAGTAAAATCCGGGTCAAGGCCGATGCTGTCCGCGCTCGTATTCCCGCGCATCGTTATCTGTCCTCCGGTCATATAAATTTCTGCATTGTTGCCCCCGGTTTCGTCCTGCTTTATGCCGTACTGATTTACCACGGCATTATTTCCGGTCGTGGTATTGCCCACCAGGACAAAGTCTTTTTTTATTTGCACATAGTCCGCGCCGCCCGCTGCCTGCCTGAACTGCAAATCTGCGTTCCCCATGCTGATTAAGCGGTTGCCCTTCAACGTCGCATCCATGTTATACAGCGAGGTATCTTTGCCCGGCTGCCAGATCGTGCCGTTGTATCGCAGAATATCGCGCGCTACCGCGCCCTGGGTATTTACGTTGTGCAGCTCGCCCAGCTCGTAGCCATTTTGCACCTTTACGAATATCTCGCCGTTGTTCTTTTTCGTGATCACATAGCCCACAAGTACGCTATGTATCGGGGCTGTCGGCTTATCGTGCGTAAAGCCGCCCGGCACGGTATCCAGCCAAAGGGCTTCCCCTTCCGTTAGCGCGCTTGTATTTATGCCCTTAATGTATCCGCTTACGAAAACAAAGCCGCTATCGTTATTATCTATTGCCTCCGCTGTTATGCCAAAAGTCACTGAGCTGCTCATTTCCGCATCCGCATCCGCTAAACTAATTTGCGGACGTTGCCCCGTTGCGCCGGAGATATAGACAACTTTGCCCTTTGCAATTTGGCTTCCGGTAACGTTGCGCACCAGGTGCGCCTCGGCTTGGCCCAGGGGCATTTCTATGTCTCCGCTCATGCCCAGGTGTACCGTGCCGCTTTGCGCATTCCAAATCATTTTGCCCGTTGTTGCCGTTCCCTCGTAGGTCGTTACAAATTGTATGCTATCAACCGGATTGAATTCACCTGCCGCTAAAATGCTATCTTTTAGTGCCTGCGTTAAATTATCCCAGTCCACCACCGCCGTATCTATCATCATCACTGCCCCCGCATCGCTTACGATTATGTCGCCCTTGTCGCCGTTGGGTATCGGGTCAAATTGCACCTGCTGACCGTTTACCGTTAAAAATATCGTTGTTTGCGACCCGCTTTCGACAACGCCCACCACCGCGTTCCCATCCCAGGGGAGGCGCACGTCCGTTAAATTGTCCACCACGACCGAGGTTTCCCCGGATGCGCCCTGCGTTACGCTTAGGTTGGTTACGCTGTTTATGGTCATCGTGCTATCCGTTGCCGCAAGCGTTATGTAATCACCCGCAACAAAAGCAACGCTATCCCCCGTGCTGCTGCGTAACGTCACCGGACTTGTTGCTCCTGCAAAGCTCAAATCCGTTTCCCCCGTGCCACCCAGTGCAATGCTGTCTTTTACCGCCTGGCTTAACATCGCATAGTCAACGTGCCCCGCCGGGATCGTTACGTCTAAAAATATTTGCCCATCCTGCGCCGCCGCAACTTCCGTAACGGTAACAAGCCCCGTGCCCGTTATCGTTACGGCGTGCGTTATGGTCGTTACGGTAAGTATTCCAATCACCGCGTTCCCATCCCAGGGGAGGCGCACGTCCGTTACGTTATCAACTATTACCGTTGCGCTTGTGCCGCCTTCGTCGGTATCGCTAAGGTACAGCGTTGCCCCGTTACCTCCATCCGCGCCAACGCCAAGCTGTTGCGCTGCGCCGCCGTCCACGCGCTGCCATCCCTGTTTTGTTTTGATATAACGGTACAGCACGGCGTTGACCGTATCCAGGAGAAAGTACGCATTAGCAAGTGCGGCGGGCTTCACCGTTACCGTATCCGCGACCGTGCCCCGGTAGATCAGGCCGTCGCCCGTGGTCTGCCATCCCAGGCGCGACTTGTTCCCGGTGGCCGGGAACTGCCCGTAGGCAGCCCCGGCGATGAAAACAATCAACAGTATGCCTAAAAAACGATGCAGCATTATTGTATAGTTGTAAATACAATTTCGTAATTACTTCCGTCGTAGTGCGAATTCGGGTCTATCGTGATTATTGCCCCGGCCTTGCTCCACTGGCTACCCAGTAGCTTTTGCCCATTTTGATATACGGTAATTTGCGCCTCGTTGGCAGGCATTGCCCCGTCGTTTGCTGTAATGGTTAGCGTGCCTGAGCTTGTATCTAAAAACTCCTGTCCAAAAATTCGCACGCTTTGAACCTGTGGCTGCGCGCTGATGCTTTGCCCGACGTATGCGCCAACGCCGCCGCTTCGTAGCGTGCCTCGCGTTGTCGCGCCCCGGCTGCCTAAGTTTTCCTCCTCTATTAATTCCACGGTCTTTTCTGTCCATCCGCTCGCTGCGCTTTGGAGCCGGAACCAGTCGCCGGAGGTGATTTCAGTCTGTGGATCGAAGTCGCACCCGGTTGTTATCCAATAGGCGGATGCGTAGTATATAGCCAGGTGCGGCAATAGGCATTTCTCCGCCGGGGCTAAGTTCTGAAAACTGCCCCGGATATAACGCTGTACTGGCGTTAGTTGCCCGCGGATGATTTCGTTTGCCAAAAGTTGGCTAAAGGCTTTGCCCGTACCTGTGTTGCCCACCTTCCATGAATCGCTAAGCACCCAGGCCGAGGCATTGTCGTAAACTTCTATGTGCCCGGGTGCCACGGTGGTGGGGCCGTCGCCTATGCGCGTGCTTACCTCTATCTTTTTGCTTGCAAAAGCATTGTTTTCAGCTGCATATCTAAGCACGTCGCTTTGTCCGTCGAACGTGCCCACCTGCAACACTTCCAGATAATTTGTAAATACGGAAAAGGTATATTCTATGTCTCCTGGCAGTTGTGCCGGGGTGCTGATGGATTTTTCTACTCCCGACATCGTATAGGCTTTGTATGCTTCGATGTTGAAGGCAATTTCTCCTATTGCATTTGCAGGCAGGGGAGGGGTGACCAGGTTTAGCCGCATGATCGTAGCCACCGGCACCGGATCGCCGTCTTCTAAAATAATTTGCGAGGTGATATAGTAATATTTGCTTGTGTCCGTTGTCCAGGCCGCTTCGCCTTCTGTCCAGCCTCCCACCAGGCGATGATTCCCGGCCCGGATAAGCACGCGAAAGACAAAGAAGAAGTTTTCGAAAGGATTTACATCTATCCATTCACTTTCCAGTTTTAGCGTTGAAGTGTAGCTAATGCGGGTCTCGCCGCCAAAGCCTGAGACAAAGACCCCGGTTGAAACCAGGCTTGTATTATGCGTGAACACTTGCCCGGCCAACAGATTAACCGCTTGCAGGTGCTGATAATCTACCGTTAGTTTTTTGATCGGTGCGTAATAGCTAAAAAAGCCGCCGGAAAAGCGTAGCAGTTCCGACGTGTTTAGCGCGGTCTGATTGTGCGTAATACTTAGATTTTGCCCGGTGGCGATGCTTTCTGTGCCGTCGAGGTGGTACGAAAAAACGGTCTTGTTGTTGCCCGTTAAGTATTCGTTTACCTGGATAAACCAAAAGTGTTTACCGCTAAACATAATCCGCGCCCCCCAGGCCGTTGCGATCTGGTCAAGGATATCGTAACAACTATAAAAACGCTCGTTGCCCTTGTTGTCCACCCAGTAAAAGGCGTTGCCGTTGATCCTGGAGCGGCTGAGCGGGTTGATGTTGCTTGAATAGGCATAGCTATCTTCGTGCCAGTTGCAAACGACCTTTAAAATGTTCTGATCTATCGTCTGCATATAGTTGACAATGCCGGATAGCTTTCCAATGCACCGTAAAATTATTGTTGTGAACGTATCGAATCCGGTGTAAGATGTTGTACCTGCAATAGCGTAGTCTATGCCCTTCAACAAGCCAATGCCGTCGGTGGCGGTGATGTTTGCCACATAGCCAATCTGCAAAGGCACATCCTCGATGCTTATCAAGTCGGTGACAATGTACCCCGTCCAGTTCTGCACCAGGCCGTCTATGTCGCTATATTGGAAGGATAGTAACAAAGAACTTTCCTCAGCCGTTACCAGGCTATCAATAAAGTCCTGTATATCCTGATGATCAACGACAATGCCAAGTTGCAATTCACTGCCAATAACGCCAACAAAGCGTTCCTTTGTATCGTCACCGCGCCAATTAATCTTTAAGGAAACGGCCTTAAACTCTGCACTTACACCGGAGTAGTTGCTATCCGATATAACGACCGAATAGGTACTTTGCTTTTCGCTTTGCCATTGCCCTTGCAACCTTGTTCCCATCAGCGCACCCGGTTTTGGCGCAGCTGTGCGCGTTCAACTAATAGCAACAAGTCGTTGCCGCTTATCCTGGCCTCGGCAACCATGCCCCCACCTCCGGCACCATCCAAAAGGCTGCGAAGTTTAGAAAGCGGCGCGATGACCTCCGGGTCAATTCGGGCGTTCGGGTTGTCGCCGACGGTGGCGAGGGTGGGAGCGTAGGCAAGACCGCCCTTTGCGAGTTTTGGCGGAGATATTTTGTTAACAAGCGTATTAAATAGCAACGCCGCCGCGCCGCCCGCCGCGCCTGCGATTGGTACAGCCAGTGGCCCAAGTGCTTTTCCGATTGGGCCTTTTAAAATATTACTTACGATACCAGTTACACCTTCTTTTATAAATGCGCTAATTGTTTGCCGTGCTGCCTGCAACGCCGCATTTCCAAGTTTTCTAAGATTCGTTTCCCCCTGCGCTGCTAAGTCGGCAAAGGCAGAGGCGGCGGCGAGGGTTGCATCCCCAAGACCCTCAACAATTGTTTTTGGCTGCTGTATGGATAAAAGCGTTTCCCTAAATCTTGCTGCTGCCGCCTGCGCCTGGTCAAAGGATGCCCCCAGGCTAAGCGTTGTTGCTGCAACGGCTTGTGTGGTCAAATCAAGGGTTTGCAATAGGGGTATATCGAAAAATTCACGGGGTGCGGCGGGGGCGGGGGTGGGGGTTGTCGTTGTACCTGCGCCGCGCTGCGATGTTCTTAGGGATGCTTCAAGCTGTTTAATCCTTGCTTCTAATGCGAGTACTTCGGGGCTTTTGTCGGTGCCACCGCCGCCGCCGGAGGTGGTTCTTGAAACGGTACCTAATGTCTTATCAAGTGCTGCCTGCGTTTGCCGCGAAGCATTTGTTAATTCGTTTTGCGCGGCCTTTACATTTTGCAGCCTTTTTTCAAGATCGCGTAAAGAGGCGGCCAACTGTATATTTGTTGTTGTATTTGTTGCCGCAGTTGTGCCATAACTTGCATCTGATGTAATTAAATTACGGGTACCTTTTGCAATAACTTCTCTTTGTCGTGCAAGCTTTGTTTCTATTTCATATTGTTGTGTAGCAAGCTCAACAAGCCTTTCGCGTTGTTTTTCTAAAACGCCCTCAAGGGCCGCCAAACGAATTTTCTTTTCAAATTCAGTATTTGCCGCTGCTTGTGCAATTTTGATACGATCTATGTTATCGCCCTCTTTGATTAGCTGAGGGAGGTAGTCTTTATACTTAGAGTTTATTTCATTGATTAATCTTGATCGGGTTTCCTGACTTGTATTGCTATCATTTAATGCAACAAATAGATTATTCAATTCAGATTTTTGTCCAATAAGCTGTTTTGTATTTTCACTTAAATAATCGTTATATGTATCAACGGTCGGATTTAATTCACGATAATTTTTTACAATCGCCGCAATGATTACGCCAATCGCAGCTAATGCGATGCCAACAGGGCCTAAGATAACAGATACAACCCCAAAAGCTTTTGCTAATAATGTTGCCCCTTGTGTTGCTAATGTTCCAAGACTTGCAATTTTTGCGATTCCTATTAACAACGGCCCTATTGCGACCGTTGCGGCAAGGGCTTTGACAATAAATGCCTGTGCCTCCGGCGATAAAGCCTTAAACCTATCAACCGCATCCTGAACACCAGACGCAAGCCTTTGAAAAATGCCTGTTAAATTTAAACTTGTGGATATTGTCCTTCCGAGTTCAGATAGCGAAGTGCGCAGACTGTCGCGTAAATTTTCGAAGCTGTTAGATAGTCCACCCTGTACGCGTTCGAGTTTTGCAAATTCCGCTGTTGTCCTGGCAATAAATTCTTCTGATGAAATACCCAGCTTTTGCAGTTCCTCGCTATCCGCCGTGCCAAACGCCGCCTGCAATGCCGGACGTATTTCGAAGATGCGTTCGTTCAACTGGTTAATTTCCTCCGCTGAAATTTTGCCCTTTGATGCTACCTGCGTAAGCGCCAAGATTGCTCCGTCAAATGCCTCCGCACCACCGCCCGATCTTGCAACCGCGTTGCCGTATTGCGTTATGATTTCCTCTGCCTGCCTGGCACTAATGCCGACTGCTTGCAGTCGCGTAGATGCCTGGACAGCTTCGTTAAAGCCAAGCCCCGGGGCTTCGGCAACTTTGCGCAGCCGTTCGATTTCCTCGGCTACATTTGTGCCCTCGGCTGCCACGGCGGCGAAGGCGCGCTCCAGGCTTTCAAAATCCCCGAACGCTTGCACGGATGCCGTGCCAAGTGCGACCAGAGGAAGGGTAAGCGATTGCGTAAGATTGGTACCAATGTTTTCAAAGGTGCGCTGAAAGCGGTTGATGCGGCGCTCCACCTGCTGCATCCCGCGCTCAAAGTCGCGCACACTTGCGCCAATCCTTACATTCAAATCTGCTATCCCTGCCATATCATATATTTCTTACAACATCTAAATCTACGGCCAACCCTTCACGAACAATTATCTGCGCCGCTTTGCGCTTCATAAGCTCCAACGCCTTGCCCTTTACCTGTTGCAAGGCCGGTACCATGATTCGCAGCCGGAAGGCATTGGCGCTTCCGTACACCATGTGCGCGTAATATCCATTAATTTTTGTATCGCTGTTGAATATCTGTCGGGCAGTTCCCGTAATTGGCCCACGCCCTCGGTAATATGGACCGATAACAACCTTATACGTTTTCTTCTTGTATTTCTGCCTTTTGTCAGCAATATCTACAATAGACCTCTTTAAATTGCCCGGATAATATACGCCCGTTTTGCGCCCTTTCCCGGCGGGGGCTTTAATGCGCCCGATTATTTTAGGCGTATTATAAGTGTAATGTATTTTGTTGTTTACAAAAGAATTTGCAGCACGTTTGCGCGCGCTTGCAATAATAACAGGCGCGGCGGCTTTGGCAATTTCCTGCCGCAAATCCCAGCGTGTGATTTCCCGGAACAATGCGACAATGCGGCGGGTGAATTCATCGGCACCATCCAGGCGCGCCTGCACCGACGGGGAAAGATCAACGCGGGCGCGCTGTCTATTCTGAAATCTGTTAAAATTACCGCTTAGCGCCATTGTGATTTCATTTCGTTATCCCACCGTTCGAATAATTCGCGCCGCGCCGCTTCCTCGGCTGCTTTGTCCACCGGAGCCGCCGCCGTTGGCCTGATCTCCCAAGGAAAAGTGATAAGGTCTTGCGGCTTTAGCGTTTTGCCCTTGCTCATGTGTGGCTGCAAACTAATTGCGGCCATCCATCGCGCGCGTTCCCAGTCGTCCTGCCGTTGCGTGCTTAGTGCTTCGGCGCGCGCTTCGATTGTTAGGATAACGCTTTTAAGAGTCATATCCCAGAAATCACTGGGCGCAATGCCGTAAGTACCAACTGCAAAACGTTCTACCTGCCCCAGCGTTAGCGCTTCGCCTTCGTCGGGGCTTTCGGGTTTCCCTCAGCGCCGGGCATGGACTTTGCGACAATGTCCATGGCCTTTTCCAGGAAGGCCGGGTTTTCATCCAGCAAGTCGCCAACGTCTGTAATGGTGTAAGAAAAGTCTTTTCTTTCCTTCCGGTGCCCGTCCTTTATGCCGTGCCAAAGCAGGCTAAGCAAAATTTTAGGCTCCATATTTTCCCCGAGCTTCGAAAAGTCGGCTAAGGTCATACCATGCTCATCGCAAAACTGTGCAAGGGCGGCCATGCCAAAAGAAAATGGTACCTGGCCGCCCTCGATTTGTATATACTGTGTTGCTTTCATGAAGTGAATTGATTGTTATGGTGTCATCGTTACCGCGCCCGTGATTGTCCAGGTTGCGCTATACGTTGCGTTTTCTTCAACCGCCGCGCTCATCTCCAGGCTGGTAATGAATGCGGTGCATTGCCAGTACGGCGTGCCCGTTACGTTAGGCTGGAATTTCACCTGAAGCTTTGTGCCTGCGTTGTAGTGGGTAAAAAGATCGTCAATGCCCAAATTGGTCGTATCGAATGCGATAAGACCCTCGCTTTGCAGCGTGCCGGAGCGGCGGCCAGGTTCTGCGGAGGTGTAAGATGCGACGTTGTCCTTCGTTAGCGTTTCGCGCGTCTCGGTAGATAGCGACATGGTACAGTTTGTCGCCTCACCGATGGCTATGCCGCTTGCATAAATTCGAAAATTAGTTCCATTTACAACCGTTGCCATGTCGTTTATTTTAAGTTGCTAAAAATTTATTCTTCTTCCTCCACGCCGTAAAATTCTGGCGGCAGGTAGTAATTATTTACCGTTATGGGCTGCCGTTCTTCCGGCGGCTTTGGCTTATAGTCGCGCCGGGTCTGATCTTCATGTACGAATGCCACCCCACCGCCCACAAGCTCCGCTGCCATTTCCTCGGTAACATCCGGCTGGTCTCCGGGTTTCCACTTGAAAAATGGCTTTATGATTTCAACGATCATCTGTTTTGCCTGAATTGATACTCCTGCTCAACTATAAAAATGTGTTTGTCCAGGTGCATCGAGCCGCTACTTTGCCCGTTAAACTTGCAGCTTTGAACATTTACCCCGTCATAGGTGCCCGACATCCGGTCAAGCGCGGCGCGCACCTTTTCGGCAAGGTCAATCGCAACGGCGTAGCTATCTGCATAGATCATTAATCCAACACTTACAATGTCTAAAGGCGATACACCGTCTTTTATATCCGTCGGTGCTGTGTCTGCTACGCTATACACGATAAACGGATACGTTGCATCCTGCGTTGCCATATCCGGGTAAATGCGCGTGCTGGTGATGGCCGTTACCGCCGTCGTTGCGCTTAGCTTGCCGTATATTGCTTTTCCAATCATGGCTTTACGGCTTTTGCGCTCAGCACATTGTATTGTCGGCAGTTGCTTTCGCTTATTGCTTCAATGTCGTAGTAACGCGAATCGTGCAGGATGCGGCTAATTTCGTTTACATCCGTTCTTTTTCGGATGGTGAAATTTACATAGCTAATTGCCGTTTCCTGCCCGGCCTCCTCGGTCTCTTTGCTTTTGTTTAGCCTGTATTCGATATTTGCCCAAACGCTTGCAAGATTAGACCATGATTCGACCCTTTCGCCGAATGTGTTGGTCGTCTCGGTCTTGTTTTGCAGAGTGATATACTCCTGCATCCTGCCGATGCGCTCAGTGCCTTTGTATTTGCTCTTTAGCTCCATACAAATATCCTGTATCCTGCTGCTTGTAAAATGTATTCTGCCGCCGTTGGCATTTTCTTTACATAGTCCGTGCGGTTGTCGTACATATCCGCAATAGTTAGTAGCATCGCCGTTTTTATGGCCGCCGGTACCGCGCTTGAATTGTCATAGCCTGCTGTATAGATTGCCGAAGCATTGCCCGGCGTGTTCTGCGTATCCGGCCAGGTCTGATCATATTTGCGGATAATGCGCGGGGGCATGGTTACCGTATCAACCCGGTAAATCCCCGATGCTATAACTTGCACCGCGCCCGCGCTATCCAGGTAATGCAGCCCGGAGACTTCGCGCAGCGGGCTGATGCGAAGATTTAGCGTGCCGCCCTGCGGTAGCCCATCGAAGACTTCCAACACGGTTTGCGGTAAAAGGGCCAGCGCACAATGATTTTCCACCCACTGCCGCGCGGCGGTGATAAGCGTGTCAATAAGTGCGTCATCAGACGTACTATCAACCTTTAGATAATTTTTTACCTCCGACCTTGTCAGCGGCTCCGTTGTGGGTGCCGTTGTTACCTTGTACGCCACGTTTTATCTTGTTTTGTGTTGCCTGTGCCTTTTCGTATCCGATTGCAGGCTCGGCAATGCCTGCCTGAATCAATCGCTGCGCTTCTTCCGGGCTGGTCTGGTAAACCGTGCCGGCGGGCATGGAAAAACCCACGCCCGCCAGAGGTTTTATCAATCGGATGCTTATCATGCCTGCAAAAGGACTTTAATCGCACCCACCGGAATAAGTTTGCCATCATAACGGCTAAATCCGTAGAAGCCCACGCTGAAATTATCCAGAAAGAGTTCATCGGTACGGATAAATACAGGGTTAAGCACCTCGCGAATCAGATAATAAGACCAATTGCCAAAGGCCACCGTCTTTTTTGCCGTTGCGATGCTTTCCATAGACTGATTGATCACGTATGGGAATCCCCAAATCGTAGAAGGCTCGCCATCGCGCACCGAAGGCACCCATAGCGGCGTTGAATCTGAGCTACCAAGTTGCAGCTTTTTGATTGCGGCAAGGGTGCTGTCATTCATCATAAACGCGACATTCGGGCCAACCCGGTACGCTGGGTCAACGCTGTGGATAAGGTCGAGCAGTTCGGCGGCGGTGATTGCCGTTGCGCTCGCCGTAGTCTTGCCTGTCGGTGCGCCGTTGCTTGCTGCCAGGATGCCCGTCGGCTTTGCGCTGCCGTTGCCTGTCGTGAAATCGGTGTTGATGGCGCGCCCGAGGCGGATAGCCATCATCTGATTGATTTCTCCGGCTGCGTTAACCGCCTCATCCTGCAACCATTCGCGGGATACGATGATCTTGGTGCGGTAGGTGTATGCAGAAAGCTGAATACGTGATATGCTAAAATCCTGCGTAGTTGTCGCGGATGCTTCCGCCGTCAGCAGCGCACTTGTTGCGGTGTCGTCAACATAGGGCTGATTCCAAATGCCCCCGCCGGAGGTGCGCACAATGCGGGCAGCGTTGTACATCCCGCCGTACTGCTTTAGCGTCATCACAAAATCCGGGGAAAGTTCGGTCGGCACCACATAGCCGCCATAAATTGCCCCGGTCGTCTCCGTGGTGATGGTGCTTGTGCCCCGCTGCTCGCCCGCTGCCAGGGCTGCCAGGCTTGCCTGATCCATGTACTTTTCCCCGCGCCGGATGTACTTATCAAAGGCTTCGCGGTAGCCAATGGCGGGCATTGCCTGTGGCTCGCTGATGCTAATGCCGT